TGGTCGCGCGCTTCCAGCACCCGCACCTGCCAGCCCCGGCGCGAGAACGCTTCGGCACTGGCGCAGCCCGCCAGCCCGCCTCCGATGATCACCACCTGCTTCATCCGTTCGTTCGCCTCGGTTCCATTTTTCGTCGTGACCCAGCAACCCGACGCGATCCATGCTAGTCTGCCGGGGTTTTCCCGGATAGGAGTCAACACTGCCATGGATCGTGCCCACGTAACAGTCGTCGAACATCCGCTGGTCCAGCACAAGCTTACGCTGATGCGCAAGGTCGAGACCAGCACCAACAACTTCCGCCGGCTGCTGAGCGAACTCAGCGCCCTGCTGGCCTACGAAGTGCTGCGCGACATGCCGATGCACGAAGTGACCATCCAGACCCCCCTGGAGACCATGCAGTCGGGTCTGATCGACGGCAAGAAGCTGTGCCTGGTCTCCATCCTGCGGGCCGGCAGCGGCATTCTGGACGGCTTTCTCAGCGTCGTGCCCGGCGCCCGGGTGGGTCACATCGGGCTGTACCGCGATCCCGAAACGCTGCAGGCCGTCGAGTACTACTTCAAGATGCCGCCGGACATGGGCGGGCGTGACGTGATCGCCGTCGACCCGATGCTGGCCACCGGACACTCGGCAGTGGCGGCCATCAGCCGCATCAAGGAAACCAACCCGCGCTCCATCAAGTTCGTCTGTCTGCTGGCCGCGCCCGAGGGCATCGAGACCCTGCAGAATGCCCACCCGGACGTGCCCATCTTCACGGCCGCCATCGACCGCTGCCTGAACGACCACGGCTACATCCTGCCGGGTCTGGGTGACGCCGGCGACCGGATCTTCGGCACGAAGTGACCCTGCCTCCCACCGGACGGCTCGCCCCGTCCGGTCCCTCCTTCCGATCATTCTCCATTCCATGACCCAATCCTCTTTCGACTTCGATCTCTTCGTCATCGGTGGCGGCTCGGGCGGCGTGCGCGCGGCCCGCATCGCAGCCCAGCACGGCGCGCGTGTGGGCATCGCCGAGGGCTTCCGCTACGGCGGCACCTGCGTCATCCGCGGCTGCGTGCCCAAGAAGCTGCTGGTATACGCTTCGCGCTTCCCGCAGAGCTTCGAGGAAAGTCGGGGCTTCGGCTGGAACGTGCCCTCGGCCACCTTCGACTGGGAAAAGCTCGTCGCCGCCAAGAATGCCGAGATCACGCGGCTGGAAGGCGCCTATTCCGCCAACCTGGACAAGGCCGGCGTGAAGCGCTTTGCCGGCCACGCCCGCTTCCTGGGCCCCAACCGGCTGGCCATCGACACGCCGGAGGGTCGCCAGGAAGTGACGGCCAAGGAGGTGCTCATTGCCACCGGTGGTGAACCGGTAATGCCCGAGGACCTGCCCGGCGTGGAGCTGGCCATCAGCTCCAACGAGGTCTTTGACCTGCCCGTGTTCCCGAAGCGGATCGCGGTGGTGGGCGGCGGCTACATCGGGGTGGAATTTGCCGGCATCTTCCATGGTCTGGGTGCGAAGGTCACGCAGATCCATCGTGGCCCGCGGGTGCTGCGCGGCTTTGACGTGCAGATGGCGGACCTCATTGTCGAGACCTACCGTGACAAGGGCATCGACATGCGGATGAACACCACGCTCAAGCGTCTGGACCGGCAGCCGGATGGTTCCATCCGCATCACGCTGCACGACGACAGCACGCTGGACGTGGACCAGGTGCTGATCGCCACCGGACGCCGGCCGGCCACCCGCAACCTGGGTCTGGAAACGGTGGGCCTGGAGACGGGCAAGGCGGGCGAGATCCGCGTGGACGAGCTCTCGCGCACCCAGGTGCCCGGCATCTACGCCGTGGGCGACGTGACCAACCAGGTCAGCCTCACGCCGGTGGCCATCCGCCAGGGCCACGCCTTTGCCGACACCACCTATGGCAAGAAACCCTGGGTGGCGGACCTGGACTTCATTCCCACGGCCATCTTCTCCACGCCGGAGCTGGGCACGGTGGGCCTGAACGAGGAGCAGGCGGTGGAACGCTGCGCCGTGGTGGATGTCTACCGCAACAGCTTCCGCACGCTCAAGGCCACGCTCTCGGGCACCCAGGAGCGGGTCCACCAGAAGATCCTGGTGGATGCCAGCAGCAATCGCGTTCTGGGCGTGCAGCTGCTGGGCCCGGACTCGGCCGAGGTCATCCAGGTGATGGCCACGCTGCTGCGCATGGGCGTGACCAAGCGCGATCTGGACCAGACCATGCCGCTGCACCCCAGCAGCGCCGAGGAACTGGTGACGATGCGCACCGTGGCCCAGCGCCACATCCGGAAGCCGGCCCAGTAAAAGGGGACCGACCGGGGACGGCCGAGCCCGCATCGACGGCCCCGAAACGGGGTCGTCGAAGGGCGCTTCCATCCCGTCCCGAGACCCTGGCGGCCCGTGATCCATTCACCATCCATATGGTGTCCGCCGGCGCACCACGCGGCCACCCCTGTGGCCGGCAAGACATCGCGCCGACCGGCAGTCGGCCGATGTCGGTCGAATAGACGGCGGGCAGCAGACTTCTGCTCACAAACTGGCATCCTCCCTGCAAGTAAGTCCCTGAAAGCTTGCCCGGGAGCCTCTTGTGCCAATCACCGGTACCGACATCGATGCCAGCCACCTGGCAATCCTGCGGGAGATCCGCCAACCCATCCTGATCGCGCTCAACCGGAGCTTCCGCAACGCCTACGTGGCCGTGGTGGACGGGCTGATCGAGCGCATCGTCGAGGAGACCAACTGGGAAAAGCAGGATCAGCTCAACGTGGCGCTGGACATCCTGCGCAATGGCAAGGCCAGCATCGAGCAGCAATTCGAGGTCGGCTGTGCCCGCAGCTGGAAGGAACGCACCGGGGTGGCTTCCGACGGCAGCTACAGCACCCCTGAAACCACCGTCGTCCAGGACGAGCCGCCGACGCTGCGTCTGGTGGACGATGACACCATGCGCGACCAGCTGCTGGTCGCACGCATCTCGGCCCGTGCCCGCCGCCGGATGGACGAGGAGCTGGCCGACGGCCTGCGCGCCCGCTTCGGCGCACTGCTGCAGCAGGACTGGTTTGCCGAGAACGAATACCCGATCGCGCCGGACATCATCTTCGAGGTGCTGCGCGGCATTCTGACCCAGCACCAGGTGCGGGCCGGTGACGGCACGGCGTCGTTCCTGCTGGACCTGTTCGAGCCCAAGCTCACGGTCGAGCTGATCGAGCTGTACCAGGACGTGAACCGCAGGCTCATCGCCTACGGCATCCTGCCCGAGCTGCGCTACAGCATCTCCAAGTCCCGTACGTCCCAGTACGGAAGCAGCGAGCAGGGCGACCCGCTGGGCGAGGGCGCCGAACACGACGAGCACGGCGGCCAGGGCAGCAGCCGCGGGGGCAGGGCAAACGGCTACGGCGTGATCGACGTTTCCGAGACCGAGATCGGTCAGTGGGCCGACCAGATCGGCAGCGGTAGCGAACAGAGCCCGGCCGTGCTGGCCCAGGCCACCCGCTATCTGGCCGATCCGCGCAACTTCGGCAACGACGCCCAGATGGCCGCCCACAAGCAGGCGACCTCCGACCAGCTGATGGCGGTGCTGAGCGAGCTTCAGGCCCGTACCGAGGAGGCCAACAGCCCCGAGGCCGTCGGTGTGGTGATGCAGGAGATGCGCCAGCAGTCCTCGGCCGCCGCCCAGACACACGGCTCGCCGCTGGACCGACTGATCATCGAGACGGTCGCCCAGGTGTTCCAGCTGGTCTACGAGGACGACGCCATCGCCAACGCCATCAAGCAGCAGCTGCTGCGGCTGCAGGTGGCAGCGTTCAAGGCTGCACTGCTGGACGCCAGTTTCTTTGCGCGCCCCGACCACCCGATGCGCCGTTTCGTCGACCGGCTGGCCCAGATGGGCTCCGACCCGGACTTCGAGACCGAACCCGGCTCGCCGCTCGTCGAGGACATCGAGGATCTGGTGACCTGGGTGCTGAACAACTTCGAGCGCGAACTGGTTGTGATCGGCGAGGCGCTTGATCGTGCCGAGCGCATCATTGCCGACGAGACGGCACGCCGCGACGCCCGACTGGAGAAGATTGCCGAAGCCGCCAGCCGGGCAGAGCGCATCGATCAGCTGCGCCAGGAGATCCGCGACGGCATGCGTGCACGGCTCACGAGCGGCCAGATCCCGGAATGCATCCAGCACTTTGCCGAGCATTCGTGGACCGAGGTGATCGTGCGGCTACGCGACGGCACGGGCGAGCTGCCGTTCGACGAGGCCCGCGCCCAGCGCGTGCTGGAGACGCTGCTGTGGAGCGTGCAGCCCAAGAAGGCCACCGAGATCAGCGAACTGGCCCGCACGCTGCCCCAGATGATTGCCGACCTGTCGCGTGGCATGGCCTTCATCGCCATGCCGGGCGCCGAGCGTGAGGCATTCCTGAAGACCCTGATGGCCTGCCACGGCCAGGTCATCCAGCAGAGCAAGAACCGTCCTGTGACGCCCGTTGCCTGCCCGAACACCGCTGCACCGACCGCCAGAACGGCAGGCGCAGCCGGGCAGGGCATGCCGGCAGGTCAGGGCGCACAGGCCACGAACGGGCAGGGCATGTCCGCCCTCGCCGCTCTGACCAAGAATGCAGCCAAACAGCCGCTTCCATCGCAGCAGACGGCTGGAAAGAACGCCGCCAATACCGACGACTACGATCCGGCCTGGGACGAGATCACCCGTGCCGGCCTGAAGAATGGCGACGAGATCGAGCGCGACCACGAAGGCGAGACCCGGCGCTACAAGCTGGGCTGGGTCAGCCCCTCAGCCACGGTCTTCATCTTCTCGCGCTACCCGCGCGAGCACTGGACCGTCAATCGCCGCGAACTGCATGAGCTGATGGCCAGCAAGCAGGTGCGCGTCATTCGCAAGACGGCACCGGTGGCGGCTGCCATCGACGCGCTGCAGGCAGCCTGACAGTCGCGCCTACCCGCAGCGTTCGTCCGGATCCCGGTTGCCACGCAGGAACCCGCGCGGCAGCCGGATCCGTTCTCAGAGGTCCGTGTTCAGCGCACGGCCTTGATCACGGCGCAGGCAGCCCGGCCACCGGCATCACCGGTCGGCTGGCTGTGCAGGTCGTCCTTGCCCTTGTGGACGATCAGGCCCCGGCCCAGGATGTTCTGCGGGCCGTCACCCAGCGTCAGCTGCGTCTGCGGCAGCACCAGGTCCACCTTGGCCACGCCATCGGCACCGGCATGGATGTTGCCCAGATCGCCGGCATGATGGTGATCGTCATCCCGGGCCGGATCGCCGTGCTTCTGGCCCGGCAGATGGAAGTGGCCACCCGCGCTGGTGGCATCCGGCGCGCTGCAATCGCCTTTCTCATGCACGTGGAAGCCATGGTCGCTGTTGGGCTCCAGGCCAGCCACTTCGCCCTGGATGCGGATCTGGTCACCGTCGTGCACGAAACGGATCGTGCCCTGGGTCTGCGAACCCACGGTGGGCTGCAGCTGGGCCACGGCCTCGGTGGCGCGCTGCGCACCATCGGCAGCAGCAACGGCGCCGTGCTCATGGGCGCCGTGCTCATGGGCGCAGGCAGAGATCGACAGCGTGGCCAGCACGGCCAGGGTCATCCGCTGGATCGGGAATGTCATCTTGGGTTCTCCTGAAAAAATATCGGAATTCTGAAATTCCGCGCGGCCCGTACGGTACACGAAGAGGCTGCAAGATGCTCAACACCGATGTCGCACCTTTCGGACACCCGGAAAGCCCCCGATGGCCTTGCCAGACGAAACAGGGAGCGGGCCGGTCATCGTGCCCATGAAGCCTCGGTGAAATCCCTAATTTGACATAATAACCATTATGCGCAGTCGCAAAACCCACCGTCCGACGCCGAAACGAGGCACAAAATGAATGTACAGATCGTCAGCACCCAAACCAAACCGATCACGACTAAGACTGGTCAGAAAATGGAACTGCGCGTCGTCCAGGGGTTTTGCGACGACGGTTCGGTGTTTAAAACCGTGCTCCACCGGGATCATTCCGACATTCGGCCCGGGCGTTATGAGCTGGTCTCTGACGTGTACGTCAATTTCGATTGTGAGCTGGCCGCGCGCTTTTCGTTCCGCGCGCAGAAAGCTCAGCAATGATCACCCGGGCCGTTGGAGTTCACGCGCCCGGCGGCTCTTTTTCAACGCGTGCAAACAGGAGTTGAACCATGTTTAAGCTCGTCCTGGCAAGCGTGCTGACCGTTATCGGTGCGGCCGCTCACGCCGAAGTGCCGCAGGCCGTTACGCAAGCGATCAGCACCGCACAAACCGATGCACTGACCATCGGCGGCGCGATCCTGGCGGCCATCGTCACGATCTACGCGCTCAAGCTGGCCCGCCGCGCTCTGTGAGCACGAACGGCGATTGAGGCAGGCGGCCGGGGAAACTCGGCCGTTTTCGTTTTCGGAGACAGCAGCGATGGCGTACCAGCAGCACGGCCAGTGTTTCGAGACCGTCGACCAGGCCGCGGCATTTGCCGGCGCACACTCAAACGGCCTGATCCTGGCCGGCCCGTCCGGTCCCGTCGGCGTGACGTTCGCCGGCTACCAGGGTGGCGCGCTCCATTACACGCTGACCAGCGCGGCCGGCACGTCCACGCTACAGGTGCCGTACCTGGGCGCTCAGTGCCAGTTGATCGACACACCCGACGCGCTCGCCCTGTCCTGGGCCGTCGTCGGTGCATGGGCCGTTGCATACGGCGTCCGGCTCGCGGTGCGGGCCATCAACCAATGAGGGACCTAACGTGATCACGATCTACGGTATCGCCGCAGCGGCGGCCGTGCTGGGGGCAGCATGGATTTTGCTCAGCGATTGATCCTGGCCGGCGCGCTCCTGGTCGTCGCCCTGCCCGCGTCGGCGTTCTACCGGGAGCCGTCGCCCCCGCCTGGCACGACGATTCGTCCTGGCGGCGGGACCACGTTCCGGCCAACGTCCCCGGTGCCAGGTACGGGCCGCATACCCGGCGGCTCTGCGACGATCAATATCGGGAACGGGCGCACCGTCACGCGCCCGATTACGTGGCGTCCTGGTCCAGGTGCAGGCCGGGCCATCGCCACCGGAATCGTGCGCGGAGGGCTATGGGGGCTGGGATTCGGCCTGGCCGAGTGGGCGGCCGATCAGTGTATCCACGCTGCGCCTGGCGGTGGGCTGCTGCTGCGGTGCGGAGAGCCGGACGATCCCTATCTGCCCGGGCAGTTGGTGTACCAGAGTCACTACGTGTCCGGTAAGGACTACGGGTCGGCAGGCGAGGCATGCGAGGACGCGGTTAAGACGCAGAGTGGCGAATCAGACGCGAAATACAGGCTAGAGGCTGCGGCGTCAGGCGTGGAGTGGTTGTGCTATAGGGTTTTCCAGTCTCACGAGGCGTTGATGACCAGCGTTTTCCAGACCTACCGTTGCGGCGACAACTATTCCAGCAACGGGAAATGTCCGCTGCCAGATACGCAGCCAGAGGGCCGGCCAATCGACGAGGAAACGGCTATCAATATGCTGTCCGGAAAAATCCCGCCCACGATCCCGCCAGGGATCGATATCCCCGTCACCGCGCCCGTCTGGAACCCCGCTGGCCCCGGGTCCGACCGGACAAAACCCGTCATCGTCCCGGTTGGGGACCCTATCGCTACCGTCGGCCCGCAGCCTGCACCCGGTGTCTCGCCCGTCGCCCCGAAACCGGGCGCCACGAAACCCCCCGGCGCTATCGAGTGGCAGCAGCCAGCCGTAGAGATCACGCACAGCCCCACGCCCGACAACCCGCTGCGCGTGGACGTTAAACCGATCAACGTGCCCGTTGAGTCGCCGCGCGACAAACTGAAACCGGAGACGGACGGGAAACCCCAGGCCGTGCCGAAACCAGGCGCGAAACCCGGCGAGAAACCGGCCGATCCAACGGTAGACCCGTCGATAGATCCGGCGTTGCTGCCGGACAAAAAGAAGGACGGAGAGGACGGCAAATCGTCGGACGATAAAACGTCGGACCTGTGCAAACAGCATCCGGACATCCTGGCCTGCAAGAAATTGGAGGAGTTGGAGCCGGAGGACCTGGAAAACAGGACGGTAGATGTGGCGCTGCGCCCTGCCGACGGGTTCGCGCGTGCCGGCCACTGTCCCGCCGACCGCGTGATGGCCGTGCTGGGCCAGCAGGTCACGTTTACCTGGTCGCCGGTCTGCGACCTGGCACGCGGCGTGCGTCCTGTCGTCGTGGCGTTTGCCGCTCTCGCGGCCGTCGGCATTGTCGTTGGCGCATCCAGGAGGACGTGACGTGGCAGGCAAAGCAGCAGCAGCCGTAGGCCTGGCCGAGTGGCTCGCATCGATCTCGTGGCCGATCGTGTCCCGGGTGCTCGCGGCGCTCGGCGTCGGGACAGTCACCTACGCCGGACTGGATGCGGCCGTGTCCGTTGGCCTGGACGCTGCCAGGTCGTCAATTAACGGGCTCACGCCGGACGTAATGGGCGTGTTGGCCCTGGCCGGCGTTTTCGACGCGATGGGGATCGTTGCCGGCGCGCTGACTACAGCCGTAACCCTGGCGGCGACCAGACAATTTGCGCTGCACACGACAGGCGGGAAACGATGATCACGCTGATAACGGGCGCTCCTGGCGCGGGCAAAACGGCCGCCCTGGTCGATATCCTGGCGGGCACCGATCCGGCGCGGCTGATCTACGCATCCGGCGTGCCGGAGCTGTCGTTACCTGGTCGGACCGTGCACGTCCTGGACGACGTGGCCAGCTGGCCCGACCAGGTGCCGGACGGTGCGTTGGTCGTCATCGATGAGGTGCAGCGCGTGTGGCGTCCCCGCGCTGCTGGGCAGGCAGTCCCGCGTGACATTGCCGAACTGGAGACGCACCGGCATCGAGGGCTGGATTTCCTGATCGTCACCCAGGCGCCCGGCCTGGTACACAGAAACGTGCGCAACCTGGTCGGCCGACACGTTCACCTGCGCGACGTGGGTCTACTCGGGCGGTGGTGGTACGAGTGGCCGGAGACGTGTGACAACGTGCTGTCTGGTTGGCGCACCGCCCCCATAAAACGCCGCTACCGGCTCCCGCGCCGGGTATTCGGCCTGTACCGCTCGGCGTCGATGCACACGCGGCCGAGGCGGTCGGGGCCCGTCCCAGCA